TCGCCAAACTTCCAATCCAGAACAATCGCTCTATCACCAAGGCGACCAAGAAGATCGGTAGAACCAAAAACGTCAGGCAGAAAATCACCAAAGCCAACCCTGCTTTCAACCGCATATTCCATCTCCCCCTTGGGGTCTATCTCGTCCAGCGCGCGCAGCGCCGGTATCAGCTTGTCATCGACCAGTGCTTCAGTCAGCACGGTCTTCTCATAGGTCGTGCCAACCATGCTGTACGGGTCAAGGTCGCGCTCTAATATAGACGCGATGGTGTCGTGCAGGAGCGTGCCTTCGTCGGCGTAGCTGCTGCTGGGCTTTGGCGGGACTGTGTCTACCAGCGCCACGCTGCCGGGGCAGGCGATGACGCGCTTGGCGGTCGAACCGCCGACTATCTTACTATGTTGCATATCGTACCTCACTCTACTGTTTGAACCCTCATCATACAGACAACAAAATTTGATGCAAGCCTTGAAATGCAAAAAATTTTGGGGTAGCCCTTCGTTATGACTGAGAAAGAGATAGAGCGATACTTCTGTAAACACGTGCGGGCGCGCGGCGGTTTTGCCTACAAGTTCCGCAGCGTTACACAGATAGGCGTTGCCGACCGCATAGCCTGTATGCCTAACGGCGAGGCTTGGTTCATAGAGATTAAACAGCCTAACGGACGCCTGTCTGCGTTGCAGCGTATCTTTGCAGATGAGATGGCGCACACGAAGCAGCACTACGCGTGCTTATGGTCGGTGGAGGATGTAGACGCATGGATAAAACGCTTCAGCTAAGGCCATACCAGCAAGAGGCTGCGACGTTCCTGTACGAACGCGACCGCGCCATGATCCTTGCGCCTGTCGGCGCGGGCAAGACCGCCATTACCTTGACGGCGATGGATGAGATGCTGCGCGACGGCCATGTCAAACGCTGGCTGGTGGTAGCGCCGAAGCGCGTCTGTACGGATGTGTGGCCGGTCGAAGCGCCGAAGTGGTCTGGCGTCGTCCCTGCTCTGGCTGTCGGCACGCCAGCGCAAAGGGTGGATGCGTTGCAGAGCGACGCCAGTGCGGTCGTCATTAACTATGATAACTTAGATAAGCTAGAGGATTTATCCAGCTTCGACGGAATTGTGTTCGACGAACTGACGCGGCTAAAGAACCCCAGCGGCAAACGCTTCAAGGCGCTGGACAAGCTGCTGGCTAACGTCAAGGTGCGCTGGGGCTTGACCGGCTCGTTCACGTCGAACGGGCTGGAGGATGTCTTCGGCCAGTGCAAGATCATTGACCAGACGCTGCTGGGCCGTGCCAAGGGCGCGTTCATGCAGCAGTATTTCATCTGCACCAACCGCGACTTCGGCCAGTGGGTGCCGGCAGCCGGCGCGCTGGAGCAAGTCATGCAGCGCATCCGCCCTGCGACGTTCGTGCTGGAGCCGGGCGAGTACAAGGACAAGCTGCCGCCCTGTCATGTTAATGAAGTGCGCGTTCCCTTAGCAAATCGTAAACCATATGATGAGATGAAGCGCGAATACGTAACGCGTTTCGGCGCCGACCAGATTGTAGCGCAGAACGCAGCGTCGGTGACGACCAAGCTGCAACAGATGGCGTCCGGCTTTGTCTACAACCGCGACGCTGGCACGCCGTCCATCTGGTTCAGCAGCCACAAGTTCGACCGGCTGGAAGAACTGCTGGCGGAGAACCAGCGGGCCAACACCATCATCGCCTACACCTATCAGGAAGAGTTGGCGGAACTGAAGCGCCGCTTCCCGCACGCGCAGACAATGGATGACGACAACGTCATCGAACGCTGGAACGCAGGGCAGGTCGAACTGCTGCTGGCTCACCCTAAGTCGGCAGGCCACGGCTTGAACCTACAGCACGGCGGATGCCACATGGTGTTCCTGTCGCTGCCGTGGTCGCTGGAGTTGTACGAACAGACGGTCGGGCGCCTGCACCGCAGCGGCCAGACTAAGGATGTCTGGGTCTACGTGATGATGACCGAGAAGAGTATTGATGAACGCATATGGGCGGCGCTGCACGACAAGCGTGCGGTGTCCGACATAGCATTAGAGGAATTGAAAAATGTTTGATATAGCGGATAAGCAAATGGACGAGTGCGAGGTAAAGTTGCAAGCGCGTCCACCTGTATGCAGCGATTTCGACGACGATTGCGACAGTATTGTCGATAAGGTTCACTGCTGGCTTTACGACCCTGCAAAGGGGCGATGCCCCTATTTGTCCCGCAACGAAACATAGCTTTAGAGGAATTGAAAAATGAGTAAACTAAACTGGCGGTCGATGATCGCCGTGCTGTCCGACCTTACGGAAGACGAACTGAAGGCGGCGCTGGACGCTGAACTGCGGACGCACAAGCGCCCGGCCATCGCCCGGCGTTTGCACCAGCGTTACTCTGCGCTGCGGACAGCGCGGGAGCGCGTCGAACTTTTGAAAGGGCTGAAGAAATGAACGAAAATAACCCTTGGGTTTGCGTACATGGTCATGACAGCCGAAAAGTTATATGCACTGCCTGCGGTTTGCACCCGGTGCGTATTCAACCAGAATATAAATATGAACGGATTAAAAAGATGACAGACCATGCGGCGGCTACAGCCGAGGCGTTAGAGAAGGTGATTGCCATGCTAAAGGCAGGGCAATCACCTGAAGACTTAGGCCCGATAGTTATACTGATCGGGCGTATGATGGCTAGGCGAACCTAAATGCGAGGGACGCTTGCGCGCAGAAACGCTAGAGCGCCTGCGGTAAACGCAGCGTTAGCCGCCGTCATCAAGTCTGCGTCGCCGACCAAATAGCTGGCAACGGCGGAGAGAACGCCCATTGCAGCCAGAACGTATGTGCGATAACCTTTAAGCATATTACTTTCCTTTCGGGTAGGACTTCCAAGGCAGTTCCCAGTGCGGGCCATCCTTGAACGTCCGCCAATCGCCGCCCCACTGGAGCGGCACTTTTTCAGCCGCCGCAGCGGCCTTCACGATCTTGGCTAGCCGATGATATAAAGGCCAGTCCCAAGATACTTTGCCGTCAATCATCGGTGCTAAATCGACAGCGTGTCCGGTGATGTGACGCGAGTTCATTGTCTTTGATGCGCCCTGCTTGACCAACTGCGTCTGGCGCGCGACGGTACGCAAGCCTTCTAGCACTGTGAAGTCTAGGTCCGACATCGCCGCGGCCTTCTTGACAACGCGGACAAGGTCAGGGTGTACACCCTCAAGGCGTGACAGCGACCGCGCGCCGAGGACGATACTCATGCACCAGCCTTCATGAGTACGCCGACCAGCAACAGAATGATTGTGCCGGCCACAGACATACCTATGGTTTCAAGACGCTTTAGGCGCGCACAGATACTCTCATACCGGAACGCGCAGACCTGCTCGTGCGTGTTAAGTTGTGCTTGGGTCTGGTCGATAGTTGTCATGGGTTAGCGTCTCATCATGTTGCGGGATACCCTGCCGTATATCGGTACAGGATACCCTTCGGAGTAATCAATGTTTATCAGCGGCTCACCAGTTTCAGGATCGAAATCAGGGAATTCAGTGATGCCGTATATGTTGTTCATGGCGTTTTGGTTTTGCGCCTGCGTCATGATGTTCTGCGTCTGCGCGCCAACCTTAGCCGCCGTCGAACTCAAGACTTTGCCTGTACCACGGGCGGTGGCGCCCGTAACGCGGCCTGTTTTGGCTGCTCGTCTCTCCCGCGTCGCTGCTTTTTCTATGGCCGCGGCGACTACTTTCGGGTCAAGCATTTCGGTAGCAATTTCAATAGCCAATTTACGGTCGATTTGGCCTTGAAGACGGTTGAAAATCGTGTTCGCAATAGTCGCAGCGCGGTTTAGCAACGCAGGCATATCTCCGGTCTGCGACGCCAACTGAGAGATGCGCGGCGCAGCGGACGCACCCTTCTGGGCTTGCGCTTTGGTAGTCTGAACGCGATTTAAATCGTCGCGTATAGCATTAACAACCCCCGCCTGCTCAGGCGTAAGCACATCAGTCAGTTCTTTGAACCGCGCTTCGCCAGTAGTCGCGCGCTTCAGCGTTCCCGGCGCGTCTTTTACGGCGGTCGCAAACGCGCCAGCGCGCTCGGTGCCGCCTTCTAGCGGTGCAGTAAGTTTACCTTCAAGATATTGGCCGACTTCCATTTGGTTGATCGGCTTAGACTTTTCGGCGAATGTCGTGCGCGCGGCCTTGTAATCAGGCGATCTAGACTCCAGCCAATTAACCAGTTGCGTCTTTACCTTTGCAACTTGCGCGCGTTCAGTAGACGCCAGCGCAGTCTCGCCGGTTTTCGTAAGCATCTTGTCCAACGAAATTTTAACGTTGTGGATATACCGCGTTGGATTGTTATCAAACGTCACGCCCTGCGAGGCAGAAAGTCGTTCCGCATCTGGCATCGCTTGCTTGATGTACGGGTCATCGGCCAACTGCATAAGTTGCGGATCAGCGCGGAACTTCTGTGTCTCAGCAGCAGCGTATAGCGGGTCTGTAGCCGCCTTGCGCGCGTTGACCGCCGCCGTGCGGTCGGCAGGTGTCTTACCAACTGTACGAAGGCTGGCAAGACGCGCAGCTTCGGCTTCGTTTGCGCGGGCCAGATACTCAGATGGCTTTGCTTTGGCGCTGGCTTCGCCCATCGCAGCAAATTTAGTCAGGCCCAAAGGCGATGCTTGCTGCGCGGCGGTTGGTTTGCTGCCCGGCACAATCTCACCGCGCGCGCGAAGCTGGGCAATAAGTTCTGGTGCGCGGCCTTCAGCGGCTTCCATATACGCCGCCGACTTAGGCGCCAAAGCATTAGAGATTTTAAGTGGTGCGCGTTCTGCGGCTTTGGCAACAGCGCGGCCAGCAGGCCGCAGCACATTTACTGGGTTTGTGGCTTCGCCTGCACGCGTCATAGCGTTGGCTACGCGTTCAACGTTTACCCCAACTTTAGGCGCGACTTTTGACACGGCTTTTCCGCCAGTGCGAACAGCCCCGCTGGCGGGCGCCAGTAGCGACGACACATCAGCCGCAAAGCCTACCGGATCAGTCGCCAGCGTATTTTTAATAGCGTCATATGTACCGTAGCGGTCGGCCATTTGGCCGCCAAATTGCCGCGCTGTACGCATGGCCCGCTCCGCCGCTTTGGGGTTAGCGTCCAATTCATTGATGAAATTGTACACGTTTTTCGGCAACGCTTTTTGCGCGCCCGTCTTCAAACCGCCTGCCGCAATGTCGAGAAGCGTGCCTGCTGTTTCGATAGGGTTAGTGACGGCGTTGTAAAACCCAGTCGCAAACTCAGCCGCACTAGATGGGATATTAGGTATAGCTTCAACAGCAGCGCCAAACAACGAACGCTTAGGCGGCGCTTTTTTTGGTGGCTGCATTTTATGGACGCGACGCAGTTCGGCACCAAGAACGTCAACCGTTTTGGTGTCGCCTTGCTTGTGCGCTTGGCGAATGCCTGCTTCCAGACGCTGTATATCACGCACGCTCATATGCCGCGGCTCTTCAATATCTTGTCAATGTCAGGCGAAATCCTAGACCCACCTTTAACTACCGGCGTTTTTGTTCTGGCGGACGGATTCCCTCTTACCCTAAACTCAGGGTACTCTTTAATATCATCGCTGAACTGAATGTCGTACACACGTTGAGCAAGATTGGTTGCGAGGTCAACTTGTCTGATAATACGGTCCATTTGGGCGTCAAGCGCGCGCGGCGTCATACCTTCAAGTTTAAGGTCGGCGATCATGTCCGCAACGGTTTTCCACTCTTGCGCCGCCATAGGCCCAATGTTGCCTGAAGCCGCGGCAGTGTCCTTACCCAATGCAGTGACAATACCTTTTAAGTTGCCGATAAGCGTGTCCGCTTCTTTAGTAGACCCCCGGAAAGAAGGGATGTACCCACTCAAACCGGTAATAGCTTCCTTTTGGTCGGGCGAAAGCGATTTGATTTTACGGGCAAGCGAAACAATACCTTCTTTCGGGTCATACGCTCGGTCTACCAGCGTCTGCGTTTTGGTGTATGCGTTCGCCACTTCTGTTTTACGTGCGCGTTTCTGCTGTGGAGTTGACGGCGGGGGGCCAGCCTTGCGTTGCGCTTCAATTTTTGCCAACTCTGTATCGAACACTTCTTGCTTTGACGGACGTTGTGCCTGCGATGTCGCTGCTACCTGTCCGGTAGGTACGTTGTAAATGCCGGGGGTTGGTGACACATTTGGGGTGCGTTGCTGAAGTCTTGTAATTGTGCGGGGTTGCGTTTGCGCCATTACATTCTGCATCTCTGGCTGACCACCTAGATCGGCAAGCGACGCCTGTGGTGCTTGTCCACGCATAACAGCGGACTGCGATTGCTGTCTTCCCACGGGGTTAGGGGCCATTGGCGGCTGCTGCTGGGGCATTGCGCTGGCGGCCAACGATGGTGCGTCGGCTTGCAGAGCAATCTTGTTGTCGCGGATTACATCCATAATCCCCTGACGGGCTTGCGGGGGTGCCAGCGCCAACATCTGATCAAGGTCAATCTGCGCCATGACGCCAGTGTTGATTGCAGAGTCAAGAATGGCGGGGACCATGTCTGGCGACATCTGCCCTGCGCTTGCGCCCGGCGAGAAGGACGCTGGCGTATTTGTCATACCCAGTCCTTCTTGCATCCGGCGGATATGATCTTGCTGGTCCGGCGTGAGAGGTATGGACTCTGGGCGGATAACGCGGGTCTCTCCAAATTTACCTGTGGGTATCGGCCCCGAAGGAGGCGCAGCTTGCGGTGCGGTAGGCGTCGCACGCGGTGCAGCCATCGGCGTTTCTGGTGCGTCGAATATTGGCCTTTGCTCAGGGTTAAGGCCACCGACTTGAACGGACACTGGCGTGCCGTCCTCCCGGATTTCCAAACTAGCTATTGGCGTCGCGTATTTTTTATTAAAATATTGTTCAGTCTCCATCATCGCGGCCTGTAGCACGTTAGGGTTGAACGTGCTGGCGACTTGACGCATCGTAGCGCCAAGTTGCGGGGATGTGGTTCCTATCAAACCCAGTAAATTCTGATATGCAGCTTCGCGTGCGGGCGGGTCTTCAGTTTCTAAAATGGCAGCACCCATCTTGTAGAGCCGCGCCAGTTCTTTATCTTCGTTATCTAACTGTTTCCCGCGTATGTCGAGAACCTGCGTTTCTGCGGCGCGGGCTTCGCCAGCGCGGGCATATTCCATCTCCTGACGGATACGCTCACTTTGAAGCTGCGACGCGCGCTGTTGCGACGCCATGTTCATCATGTTCGCATACTGCGCTGCTGCCCGCGAAGGATCGGGAAGCTGTGGGTTACGCGCTTGAAGGGCTATCATTTGGTTTGCCATATCATTAGTTCCTTGGGATGCCGGGCAGATAGAAGCCCGTGCTAGAGCCAAAACCGCCGCCGCTTGGCGCCGCGGGCGCTGACGGGGTATTGTTAGCGTAGTATTTCATCATGGCGTTGTTCAGTGGCGCCTGCATAGCCATACCAGCGACTTGGCCCAAAGCGTTGTTAAGCGCGTTGGCTTGGCCGATGTAGCCTGACGCACGGGCTGCGCCGGTGTTCATCGCGCCTGTGGCCTGTGCATTGCCGACATTGTAAGCCCCTTGCGACGCGGCATTCGCCAAGTTCATGGCACCGCCTGAAACAGCATTGGCTACGTTGTATGCGTTCTGCGCGGTGTTCTGGCCGCGGGCCAACGTAAGGCTACCTAAATTACCGTAATACGCCGCGTTGTTTGCTCTGGTCGCCTCGTTCTGGGCCATAAGGTTTTGGGCGGTCGTGTTAGCACGGCCCAAGGCGGTTCCTGCTGTTGCTTGCCCAAGCCCCAAAGCATTTGCTGCTGCGGATTGACCGCGATTGATAGCAAGACCGCCGGTCGTTGCCGCGCGGTTTGTAGCGATATTGCTTGTTGCGGCGCCGCGGCCTATAGAGTTTGCCGATGTCGCTTGCGCCCGCGCCAAAGCGTTTGCCGCGCTGTTTGACCCAAGCTGCCCTGCGGCGCCCGTCATGACATTTGATGCTGACTGGCCCGCGGATGCCAAACCGCCAAGCGTGTTAAGGCGCGCGGCGCGTTCAGTCTGGTAACGGTTGAACGCGTTTTGATATTCTTGGCTGGCTAAGTCTTGGCCGAACCGCTGGATATTCTTCAGCGCGCCGCCAGACAATATGCCGCCACGGGCGGATGCTGAACGCTCTAGACCTTTCAAGCCTTCCGACTGACGGAAAGCATAGCCGGGGTCTTGCTCGAACTGGTCGGCACCAAAAGCGCGTGCGTATTGGCCGTAATTGGCAGCGTTTACATCGCCGCCCAGACCCATAAGCTGCATAATCTGCTCTTGGGCGGTAAGGCCGCTTCTTATAAACGGGTCTTGAAATTCGCCCTGCCGCTGGTACGCTTGTCTGTAAGCATCTTCAGCGGTGGTGTAGCCTAGTTCCGCGGCAGTTTGAGCCTCGTCAAAACCCCTAGTGGTGTCAGCTAGGGCGGTGTCGAAACCCCTGTTGGCGTCGGCTAATGCTGTACCAAAGCCCGCATCCGCCGCCGCCTGTGCGTCGGCGAACGAAGTCCGGTATGCAGCTTGAGCAGCGTCGAAACCCGTGTCCGCGGCTTTTTGGGCGCCGGTGAACGCCGTCTGGTCCGCAATGCGCGTTTCGTCGTAGCGCAGGCGCTCCAGATTCTGCGCTTGAAAATTTGCCTCATTCTGCGCCTGCTGCGCTGTGGCGGCTGCTTCTTTTGCCGCTGCAACAGCTTCAGCCGATCCGGTACGCTGCGCCTCTACTGCCAACGCTGCTGCGCGCTCCTGCGACTGCGCTGCCGCAGTAGCTGCTTGAGCCTGAGCATTAGCGGCTTTTTTAGACGCGTTACTAGCCATAACGCCCCCCGCGACGGCAGCGGTCCCGCCGATTAACGCTGCGCCGACTACAGGTGCGATTGGCATTAGTTTAACTCCATCCGGTAAATTTGATAAAGTGTACCGAACAACTCTACCATTTCGTCAGTGATTTGCATACCCCCTTCAAGGGCATAGCTTATTACGTGTTTACTATCTGGCTCGATTTTAGTCCACAGCTTTTCCGTGCCGTGGTCGCGCAGATATTCAATAGCTTTTGCCCTTGCGGCAGCGGCCCATTCGCCGCGCCCGCTAGGCAAGATAAACGTGTGTACTTCGCGGACGCCGGGGGCAGTTCCGCTAAACAGAAAACCGCCGTGTTCGCCCATCAGAAACCAGTTGTCAGGATTGTCAACAAGTATCTGTGTGTCTATGTCGCCGTCAACGCCGCCACCAACATACGGCCTTACCGCAGGATCGTTTACGACCTTGTTAATAAACGCAGTGTCGTAGCTACGCTCCAGCATTAGCTGATTTCGCGGCCAGACGCGCGCAGGTTGACTGCGGCTGCTGCCGACGCAAGCGTCGAAACATACCCGCCGGACGGCAGGATGTGGCCTACGATTTCTGGAAAGGTGTATGTCTCGCCGGGTTGCAGCGTCCGCGTCTGGACAATCAGGTTGCTGTTGCCGGTCGCTTCGCTGACCGCGGCCAAGTTGACGCTTACGTTGACCATGCCGCTGCTGAAGTTAGTCGCGGTAAACTTGTCAATGATAGTCGTGGTGCTGCTTGGCGACACATACTGCACAGTATCGGCGTTTTCCATGTTCTTAGCAGGGATGATGTTTACTGCGATAATTGGCATGAGCCGGTCCTATCAGGTTACGTTGCCGGTGACATAGAATGTTTCTGTGCCGGTACAAAGAACGCTAGCGACGCCGTAGGCTGCGATGGTGCGGTTGCCTGTGGTCGCAGTGCCGCCAAGCCGCAGCGTCGTGCCAGCGCCCTGCGTCAGCGTAATGGTGCTGGCGCTGCTGTTGACAACGAGAAACTCGTTGCCGGCCACAAACACGCCCGACGGAACTGTGGTCGTAGCGGAAACAAACAGATGCTTTCCGACGTCCGACGCCGCAGCGGTCGTGTTCAGGCTTTGCGGAATGCTACGGAAGCCGATAGTGTAATCCGTACCGAGGCTGTCTTTGACCGTTGATGCCGACGCCAGACCTGTGATGGTCTTGTTTGTCAGCGTCTGCACTGCGTTCAGATAAACGCCGTTCGTCACGGTGCCTGCGTTGCCCGATATGTCGCCGGTGATAGTGGACGTTGTGATTGTGACGCCGCTGATCGTACCGCCGGTTATAGCCACGTTGTTGGAGTTTTGGCTGGCGATGGTGCCGTAGGTCGCAATGTTATCGACGGTCCATTGCAGTTCGTCAGTGGCGTTTTTCAACACCACTTTGTAGCTGGTCGCGTTAGAGAACCACAGGTTACATTCGCCGCGGGAGTCTAGAATGACAGGGTTGGTGTTTGGCGTAGCTGCCGACGCATCCGTATACGTAGCCAGCGGCGTTGTCGTACCGGCTGCATAGGTAAAGACCTTACCGCCAACCAGCGGAGTGCCGCTGGCGTCGAAGAATTGCGCTTTAGGTTGTGGAGCAAGAACAGCCATGATCAGACCTCAATTAATGTTATCAGTAACCGTCAGGATGACGGACGGAATTGCGGGTACAGGGGCGCTAGCCCCCTGAGCGTAAATTTGGCAGTCTGTATCATCTGTAGACCAAACCAGTTCAAAATAATCACCTGCGTTTAACTCTATCACAAAGTTCCATGCGGCGACAACTGCTGCGTTATTTCCGACCAACGTCACTTTGGTTGCTGAGTTTGCCGCGTCGGCGCCGTTTACCCTGTACCAAATATAGACGTGTTTGGCGCTGGCAGACGTTTTGATAAGCTGGATAGAAAACTGAAAGTTGTACGTACCTATGCGGTCCACATACACACGCGATGTAGGCGTGCCGATGTAGACGCCGTCAGTTATGCTTGTGGAGTTAATTGTGATTGGATACGCGGTGTTGATAACAGCAGCGGACTGCGTGGTGGTGTCGAAGAACACGCCGTGACGTTTAGCATCAACTTGCGGCGTATAGGCCGGCGCTAAGTCTTGCCCGAAAGACGAACTGGCGGCTGAGTTAGCTTGGCCGCCACCCACCAGCGTAAAGAGGTTAAACAGATACCTATACCACTCACGCGTTACCGTACCGTTTTCCGCATCCGTAATCGGGACGCGGGCGGCGGGGATACGGGTGAGTTGGTCGTTAGGCATTTGTGCCGCTCAACAGCAGTTCAGCGCCGGTTAGGTAGATGCGGACAGGGTCACTGCCGGACACTTCGTAGACGCGGTCGCGCAGCTTCTGCGTCATGCCAAGTCGGCGCCACATGACGCGGGTGCCAGTTGCACCGATCTTGCCCATAGACGCCCAGTGTTCGTTAGACCATGTGTGGCCGCCGTCGTCGGACCAGCGAAGCATGGCTTGCGGGTCGCTCCCTTGGCCGGTGTTCAGGCCGACGCCCGTTTCGCACTCAAGCTGCAAGGAGTGGTTTGCTGTACGGCGAAGATTGTTTTGGCCTGTCGGCAGCGCGCGCCACGACCGCAACCAACGCTGCGCGATCCCGTTGTCTTCAAAAACATTTAGTTCAAACGTGTAGACGTTTCCGTTAGCGTAGTCGCCGACAATGATATTGCCTTGGAAGTTACACTGGCAGTTGCTGCGGTGACGCGAGAACACACCGCTGTTGCCGGAAGCTGTAATTGGTTGCACGACGTAATATGCGCCGGAATAAAACGATTCGGCCTCGAACGCGCCTTCAGACGGCGCGATGGCGGAATATGATGACCGCTGGTGCCATGCGCCAGTGGATGCGTCGAACACCCACGTCTCGTCAGCGGACGGGAACGACAGGACGTAGAACGCGTGGCCGTCCTGCTGGTAGGTGTACCCTACAGCGTCGCTCATGTTTAGATAGTTTTGGATGCGCCATTCAATCGCGTGTGTGGACACGCGCTGTGCGTTATATCCAGCGGCTCTGTAAACAACGCCCTGCCCGCGGGCGTCAGCGCCCAGCCAGAACACAGTGTTGTCCATCTTGGCGATAGAGTGCGGCGCAGCGCAACCGATTTCGTTAAACGCGCCTTGTATCGGCGAAAGCGGGAAGTCTAGGCCGCCGGAGTTGTACCACACTTCGGTGGAGTCCGTGCCGAATACCCAGCATTCACGGTGGTCTACCAGCAGGCCGACGACGCCATCAGGGCTACCTTCGGCGCTGGCAAACTCTAGCGGGTCAATCTGGAAGCCGTCGTAAAGCTGCGTCACCCAAATCTTCTGGCTGTTTGGTTCGTTGAACACGAAATAGCCGTCTAGATAGCCGACGGTGACCGCGCCGGGGAAGTCAGGGTCGGTGATTTGCCCAAACGTGTCGGTTGACTCGTCGTAAATAAACGCGTCAGGATTGCAGGCGAAGAATATCTGCGTACCGTTGTCGGCGATGGATACTGGGCCTGTGCCGGTTACGTCGCCTAGCTTAATCGGCGTTCCGGTTAGGCTGGACAGCTTGTAGACTTCAAAGCCGGATACGACGTAGAAGTCATCACCGCGCGTCTGGTGCGCCCACAGCCCGCGGATCGGGCCTTCCCCAACAACCTGTTGAAGCTGCAAGCCGGGGCAACGCTGTAGGAACGCAGGCTCCATGCCGCCTTCCGGTACGACTTCCGGGAACATATTTATCATGCGCGCGTCAGCAGCGTTTACTGAACGGGCCACATACGCGCTGCCCAGTATGGGCGTCTTCATTAGTAGTTTCCTGCGAAGATGTTATACCGCTGGCGTGTAGCCACAATGCTGTATGGCATCGACATGATGTCATCTGGGTTGTTGATGCGCTTCAGGTTGCGCTTAGATGTCATAGCTATACGCTGGACTTGCGGCGATGGCTCAACACCAAACTCAGGGGCTAGTTCGCAGGCTAGGTTGTAGCGGAACGCACGCAGATAGCCGGGCGGGAAATGCAGGACTGTTGCCAGCGTCGCCGGCTGCGTCAGTTCTTCGACCGAAATGAAATGCCATTCCAGAGCGCGCGTCGGGCGCGGGTAAACGTACATCTCCACGTCGGGATACGTGTTGTTGACGAAGATGACCTGCGGAAACGTAGATGTTACCGTCTTAACCGCAATGCCGTTATACTGCTGCTGGTTAATAAATTTGATGCCGTAGCTAACGCCAGTGCCGGGGTCTTTGAAATATGTGCTGTCTTCAAGCAGGATAGGGCGGTTGCCCACAAAGTCGCCGCTAGGACCAAGCGTGCGCGACAGTTCGCCGGCAGGCCATGTGAATATCTGATCTTGCGTAGCGAAAACGGACAGGCGCTCGGTGTTCCAGCTATCAATCATCTGGTCCATAGCGCGCAAGGCGTCTTGCGACGTTTCAGCCGAGGGAGTTTCGCCTTCTGCCAGAACGCCTAGAAGCCTAAGCGAACCGTTGATTATGTCCCCAGCCGTTTCCATCGTTTAGTCTTCCTGCGTTGTGCGGCGGCGGCCAGTGCGCGCCGGCATTTCGTTGACTATAGCAGCTACAGGCGCGTCAGGATAGTATCTTTCCCACCCAAAGTCTTCATCCGCGCGGGCTTCTTCTTCCGATATAGCGACCTTTGCGCCGTGGATGTCGTGGACAAGATAGATAACAGCCATAAAAACTCCGTAAAATGGACGGCCCGAAAGCCGCCCAGATTAGTTAAAGCGCGTGAACAATTACGAAGTTGAACACGACAGCTTCGCTCAAGCTACCCCCAGTAATGTTACGGAGAGTAAGCGTCGCGGAGCCGGTTGTCAGACCAGTAACCCACAACGTGTACGAGCCGGGTGTGGCCGCACCGCTAACAAACGACACGATGACTGCATCACCTGCGGAAATCGTGCTGTTGTTCAGCGTAAAGTTTACTGATGTGGTAGCGCCTAGAGCCGCGGCGTTCATCGTCACAGTCCCCGCTGATTTGTTCAGCGTGATTGCGGTTGACTTGCTTGTCTCTTGCGTAACCGCGCCGCGTGCAGCGGCGGTGTATCCGATTTCGCCGTCCGCATACACAAAATCCGCACCGCGGATGTCTTGGTCGAGGAAAGCAACACCGATAGATTTGCTGTTAGCCATTAGTTTTCTCCTGAAAAGGATGCCCCGACCGTAGCCGGGGCAAACCTATTAGCCAGCGATGCGGTACAGGTTGTACGTTGTCGCGCTGGTTTTAACAGCACGGAACAGTACGCTGCGCGATGCAACGCCTGTGCCAACGCCGACCAACGTCCAGCCAGTGCCTGCCGTGATGGTAGGAACGCCAGTGCTGGTAGCGACCAAAGCAAAGTCAAACGACGAGTTAACTTTTGCGCTGCTGATGTCAGCATTAACAACGCTAACAGCAGGAAGTGCGAGGTCAGCAGTGCTGCTCGACGTGTACACAACTGCGCCGCCAGCCAAATCGCCAGTGGTTAGTGTTGCTGCTGCGGTGTACGCAGTAGGGATAGCTGAAGTTGACAGAGTAACTTCGCCGAGATTGCCGTCACCGACTTGATAGCCGCCGGCACCATTAGGAAGAGTCATAATAAAAATCCTTTAAGATAGTTGGCCCCCGGCGAACCGAGGGCCATGATTAAATTAACCCCACATCCGGACGGCCATTTGTGGACGGATCGTGCTGTAGCCATACAGAACGTCAATACGGCAAGGCATACGGTCGTTGTTGATGTCGTACTGACGAACAACGCGCAAGCTGATGCCGTTATGCACCTGACGCGAAGCCATATCTACGCCCTGTGGGAGCAGAAGGTCGGCGGTTGCGAAGGTGATAGCGTCCTTGTGGTATACAAGGTTCTGAGCGTACTGTGTGGACGCTGCGCCGACGAACACGACTGCCTTGCTGTTGCCGGGCAATGTGTTGACTGTGGCGAGAGCGTGGTTAGCCGAGTAGACCGGTGCAACAGTGATGTTGCCTGCGCCAGAAGCGTTGAGCGTGACATCTGCCAACGCAACGAACTGGAACAACGAGCCAGTGCTTTCACGGGTCTGTGGGTTGACTTGGAAGCAGTCAGCTACAGTGAACACGTCCCCAGCTTTGACGACAGCAGCGTTACCAGCACCAGTGATGGCGATGGTTGTTGCACCTTCAGCGGTGACAGCAGCCGAAGTCGAACCGCCAGTTGCAGTACGCGAACCAGTGGTGAACTGCTTGATGGACTGCGACATATTGATTTCGTCGAAACCAAGTACGCCTGTACCCATCATGCCGTTCTTGAACTGCTTGCTGATCGTGTCGGTTGGGTTGAAGAGACCCTTCAAACCTTCGACCAAGCCAGCGTTAGCTGCTGGGTTGACGGTGGCGTAGCGTGGCGACATTACAGCAGCGTTTTCGTTCAGCTTCTGCTGTGCAGCAAGAAGAACAGCCGAAGTAGCTGGTGTAGTGCCGGGCGTGCCGACCGAGTTACCGATGGTTGCAAACGAGTTTGCAACGTCAGCGTCGATGCTGGAAGCAAGCTGCGAGATACGTGGCTTGAGAACGCGCTCTGCGAAATCGTCAAGCTGCATGGTCAATTCAGCAGATGTGAAGTTGACGCCGATGTGCTTCTGGCTGGCAACGGTCAGCGTTGTGAACTGTTCGTTGTCATCCTGTACCTGAAGGGCTGCGCCGTCAGTTACAAGCGCACGGTCTGGAAGACGGATACGCAGGGTCGAGCCAATTTTAGCACCTTCAACAGCGAAGCTGTCGTCGTACTGGCGGTTTACGTTACGTGTGAGTACGAGGTTGTTCTCCAGAATTTCCAGAGCCTTCCGCGTAATCATGTCAATTGTTAAAATCGAGTTAGACATGGTAATAATCCCAAATTATCTGTTGCGTTGTGCCTCGTACTTCTTGATCTGTCGCATCCGTTCAGCTTCGATCCATTCCGACGTACTCATCGACTTAGTCGAGCGAGGGTCGGTGGTGTCGTACTGGGGCGACCCAGCAGAACGAGCAGTGACAGGCGCAATTGGTGCCGGGGCGGTTGAGGTTTTTTTAACCGGCGGATTTGAGGACAATGAAGCCTCAAGTTTTCCAATTTCTTTTGCCTGCAAAATTGGCGCTAGGCGGGCGATACGATCAGCTTCTTTCGGATTTGAGCCGAGATAATATAGAACGTCTGGGCCTGCGTCTGACGCTTGGATGCTTTGCGCCATGAAATCCGTGATTGGAAGGTTGGGGTTGTAAGCGACTTGTTCAAAGTCATCATACTTGTCCCGCGCCGCTTCTTCACGGTCATGGTAGGCATCCTGCAATTCAGCTTGCTGTCGGGCAGTTTCCCGCCGTGCCAGCAATTCTTCGGCTTTACGTTCGGCCAAAACCTCTGCGTAATCCTCATAAGTCTCAAAGTGTTCGGGGACAATGTCTTGGACCGCTTGTTGGCGGGCCTGCATTTCCTCTGCTCTTTGAGCCTGTTCGCGCTCCCATTTGCGCTGTTCTCTTGCGAGGCGCTTGCCAACAATTGCGTCAAGTTCTTCTTGTGTGAAGGACTTATTTGCTTCCTGTTCAGCAGGCGTTTCCGGCGTCGTGTTTTCTACAGGCTCGATTGCTGCCGTGGCTTCGAGTTCTGGCGCGGAGGCATCCGCTACGTTGGGGACTGTTTCGTCCATGTTTAACTCCTTTGGAGTTCCTGATGTGCCGCACCAGTACGGTTTTTTGAGTAAGGTTTACTCGTAAAAAACAGATACAACGGGTGATGTGCCGCCGACAACGACGTACAACCCCCTGCTAAAACCTACGCCGCCATCGTCGCCGGTGAACGTATAGTTACCGGGGGTGGTCGCAGTAAAAGTGCCTAAGATAACCGGATCGCTGGTGGACGCCGTCGCGCTGTCGTAAACAGCAATAGTTGGGGTGGTTCCTGAAGATACGAAAATACCTTTCAGTTTACCAAGGCCAATCTTTACCTGTGCGGTTGCGGTTAAGTTTCTAAATGTTGCAGCCATACGTATTATCCTAAGCCAAAAATTTCAATTTGTACAAGGTTGAATAGTACAACCCAAAAATCTCGTCGATAATGTTTTGGAGTGGGGTACACTCCTTATCAACGACTTTATACCGCATTTCCATCAGTTCGTCTACTTGACCTTCAAGAAACTCGACAATGTTGTTTGTCTTCTTAGCCGACATAAGCGAAATAGGCCCGATAAGGCCATATTTGCCCTGATAGGCTTCAGCAAATTTGTCAGCCAGTTCGATCACTTCATCATAGAAAGTGTTCAAAGCGGAGTGCTTGGCAAAGCTGCGGGTGTTCAGGTGCGTGCTGTGCGCTACGTCACGCGCCAGAAACAGTGTACCTATAAAATCAGCACATTTCATAACGATGGACTTTCTGGCTGAAGGGTCCAAGCTACGGTAGCTTCATCCCAGCGGTATGTCTTACCGTCATCTGGTTTGGCTGTCGGCGCGTTCCACAAGCAAGTGTCTTCGTTCAGTGTCCATGACGGAAATGGTTGTGGCGGGATAAACGCATCGCGCTCTGCGTCATAGGCGAAACCGACACCGGCATAGTTTTTGCGAAGCGGACGCCCTTCAGGATGCTGACCACCATAGGTGTTGTAAGATGTCTGCACCCAGAGCGATGGGTCGCCAAAGACGCCCGTGTCGATAACGTCCTGCTCGATGACCAGAACCTCAGTGACGATACCGTTTTGTACTTTTGCAAAATGAGACATGATGCCTTCGCCTTGTTAAGAATTGTTAAAGGCCCATTCGCCGTCGATTTGTTTATCGTAAATCATTTTGTTTAGTTCTTCACAGAACTCGACGACTTTTGGGGGTAGTTTAACGTCAACCTTCTTAATAGAGATATTTTCTCTAATTTTGTGCATACCGTCAAGGCCGTGATGCCGGTCATCCTCGATAAAAACTTGCTCAACTTTTTCAACGTTATGCTCAAATTTATCCCAACCGTAAAAATCGTAGATTAACTCTAAAACTTTAAGCGGCTCAGAAACTAAATCCCGGTAGTCTACATACAGAAAATTTTCTTGAGGCTGAGTTTTACAAAGCGCTATAGCCGCCGCAGATCTAAAAATAGGTTCCGCTCCCGGTTGCATTAAGTCTTCGTACAAATCGCCTTGGAACGTATTTTTAATACGTAAAGATACTAGAGATTTCATAACGTCTTCGACAGGCCGGACCATAACGACAAATTTCTGGTCTGGGTTAATATTATCCCGCCACATTTTTGTGTTTGCGGGGTGACACCACATCCGGCCTTTTTCTATTATGATAGGTTTCCGCACATCTTTATAGTACAAGCCGGGCAACGCAGACATAATATCTTTTTTCGTATGTAACCGGTTATTGGCGAAAAGAGGCGGGTAATTATCGCACGTTTGCTGCGTCTGCCACATCAGTTCGCAAAGAAGCGATGTACCCTCCCCATGTATATTAGGGTTCTGCATAAGCATATTTATTAGCAGGGTTGATCCGGTTCTGGGCAAGCCGCAAAACACCGCAAATTGCTGGTTTCTATTATCCGTTACCATGTAATCGTTCCCGACGCATTGAACGTATAAATTTTATAGCCGCCTGTGGTGGTTAGTGTGGGTGAGCCAGTTGTGCTTGATGCGTTTGCTAAAGCATCGGGATAGCGAATAATAACAACTCCAGACCCACCAGCACCACCGGTGGAGCCGCCGCCGCCGCCACCGCCGCTATTAGCCGTGCCAGCAGTACCGGTGCCGCTGTATGACCCACCACCACCGCCACCAGTGCCACCAGCGCCAGCAGGGTTACCCCGGCCACCCCCGCCGCCCGCGTAAAAGACACTGCTTCCGCTAATGCTGCTAGACAGGCCCGCGCCGCCGCCGCCAGCAACGCTAACGCCGCTACCACCAACCGCGCCCGCGCCGCCGCCGCCGCCGCCCCGATCTGTGCCGCCGCCGCCGCCGGAGTTACCCTGCCCCAACGTGCCCGCGCCGCCGGTACCCCCAGTGCCAGCCCCTCCACCGCCGGAGCCGCCGCTTCTACCATTCTGAGTAACGCTGGTGGCACCGCCGCCGCCGCCAAAAGAAGTGACGCCTGCAAAAACAGAATTATTTCCGTTGACGGTGCTGGCACCGCCAGCGCCAACAGTAACAGTGTATGTAGTTCCGGTAACAACAGGTGTAAATGTTCCGGTTAAAAACCCGCCAGCACCGCCCCCGCCGCCACTACTACCTCCGCCACCACCGCCGCCAGCAACAACGAGGTATTCTACAGAGAATGGCTCCGTGCCTGAGATTACCCAAGTTGTAGAAGCAACTTTTACGCAAGTTGCAAAGCCATATTGGGCTAGCATACGTGTTCCGGTGGCGGCAGTTCCCGCTTCGCGCAATGTGTCATTCGTGATGCTGATAAACTGATTACTGCTGCTATTATTGTAAAAACATATTGTCGAGCCGATAGGAAATGGCACCGAACTGTTTGCGGGAATGATAATGCCGCCTGTCGTAATGCTGATCTGTTTGCCTTGATCAGTTATTTGTAGCGTGTAGCTTGCTGTTTGGCTGTTTTGTGGGAAACTCACCACGGCTGCTGGCGCGGCGGCGCTCGTCCACGCTGTGCCGTTGCTGGTCAAAACATTGCCTGTAGTACCCGGCGCAACAGAAGCCACAGCCGATGTGCCATTGCCAATCAAGACGTTGTTAGCGGGCAGCGTTGCAAGGCCTGTGCCGCCAGACGTAACAGCAAGTGCGTTGGTAAGCCCTACAGTTCCTGTAGCGTTCAGGTCTGTAACCGTCGTAGTGCCTGTAACACCAAGTGTACCTGTAACGGCTAGGTTATTAGGTATAGTAACATTACCAGCCGGCGATACGGAAATCGGCAGTTCCTGCACCGCGCCGTTGCCGGACGTATCACGGCCAAGAACTTTACCGGCAGCCGCCGTTAGTTCATGCTCTTCATTCCAGTTTGACGGCTGGATAAGTGTCTCATCGGCGCTGTCAGGTTTGGCAGACTGAAAGATATGCTTGAGGCTTACGGTCATTACATCATTCCTTCAGGCGGCATCTCAGGCATGGCGCCCATTTCTGGCATTGGTTGCGGTTCAGGCATTTCTTCGTTCATCATGGGTTGCTCACGCATCTCAGGCGATCCGCTAATCAAATCGCCTGTATCCAATGCGCCTGCAATCGTCCCCATGACAATATCCTGAATTTGCTCTTCTGTCATCCCTGCTTGCATCGCGCTGATACGTTTTGTTTCAGCGTCGTAAGCGTCTACCTGAGCCTTGTATTCCTTGATGTCCACTTCACGCTTCGCAACGTCAGCCTGAACGCCCTCGATAATATCGACCATGCGGTTCAGTTCTTGGGTCATTGCTTCTATTTGTTGCTGTGCAGCAGCCATCTCAGGTGACTCATCGCCTGAAGCAAGTACTTTAGGATCAAGGATTTTCTTGAACCGTTCAGCCATTTCTTGCGCGCCGGGCCAATCCATGTTCTTGATGAACAGATCGCCTGCGACACCCCAAAGTTGTGGGTTGGATTGCAGAATCTGGCTCATGGCGTCGAGTGCTTCTTGGCGCTTGGTCATGTAGCCGGGGCCAGTTGTGACCATAACGTCGTAAGTACCAACGCCGGGGTTGTAAATCTTTTCGATCAAACCGCCAGTTTCCATGTCGCGGACTTCCTTGACAGGCTCTGGCTGCGTTGGGTTAAACTTAACCATGCTCACGTCGCCATCAACGCCGATGATGCGTGCGATGCGCTGCGTGTCGTAAATCTTAGGGATAAGATTAACGACTTGCCGTGTAATGTGGCGAATGGCGCGGGCAAGGTTATCAACATAGTGATACGTGCCAACGTCACCCTGCTTTTCGCGTGCGACAATAGCCTTAGCCGACCGTTCGTTGCCCTGTTGGCCCAGCGATGCGTCATACTGGCCTGTAGTGGCCTTAATATCCTCTCCAGCGCCCATTTTAGCCTGTATAAGACCTGTTTGGGGTAGAGGTGGCTGTGCGCGTTGTGGCAGCGGTAGAACGCCTCCAGCGCCGTCTGTAACGTCAGGGTTGACTTCCAGATACGGCCAGTTGGTCGTGTTGGCTGTCTTCCACTGCTGTTCGTAGCCCTCGAACTGGCCGCCGTAGCCGATAAACGGCGCTTTCGGTGCCAGCGCCAGCATTTCTGCCTCTTGGCTCGTCCAGTAGTTGTACATCCGCTGGGCGTCCTTGGCATTACGCACAAGGCCAGAGATGTACATACGACCTTCGACTTCCCATTCGTTGCCGATGACGCGCACGACAGGTATCCACTTGCCCGGCCATTCGCGTTCGTCGAGGATGTCAAAACCGTTGGTTTTCATCCACATCACCTTCTGGCGGTCTACTTCGCGTGTGCGGATGGGCTTGCCAAACATAGCCTGCAAGTTAGCGTCCTGTGGCGTACCTTTGAAAGCTGTCTGATTGTCCGGATACAGGTGCAGCGTAGCTTTTTCGTAGTCTTTGTAGAAGTATTCCGCGATGCGGATGGTATCTTCAGCTAGCCACTGCGCCATGCTTTCATTGCCAACGCCCTGCGACATAAGAGTCGAGATAGGCGCTGCGTCTGGAAACATACGCTCATAGTCAGATTTCAGGATGTCTTCAGTAACAAAGCACCATTCAGCGTCTGCGCCGCATGGGTCTTGGATCGTCGGGTCCATGTAGACGCTAAACGAGTTACGGACGCGCATAATGCGGATGTCTTGGTCGAAGCTGTCTTCGTCGCAATACTCAGTTATCAGGCGGATGTAGCCTTCGCCGTAGGTAACTTGGTTGTCGCAAGCAGTGTCATATGCAACGTCGGCGTCCGACATATACTCAATATGACGCATGACGCCGTTGAAAATCTCTGCAACTTCTACGTCAGCGTTGTCATCGGCAGGGATTACCTTACCGCTGGGCCGGTTTTGACGCTGTTCGTTCGTAACTTGACGGACGTGTTGCGGTAATTTGTTAATTGTCAAGCATGGACGTGCGTTAATTGTCTGTCCTTGCACGCTTCCGCGCGTTTGCAGCACGTCAGCAGGCCATTGCCACTGGTTGTCTGGCGATCCTGCCATAAACCGTAGGTCATCCAGTTCATCTTCACGGCTGTCAGAGTACGCAGCCTGCGCCATTTGCAGGCGCGACCGCATGGTCGCCATCTTGTCGCCGTCATCACCTGATGTTTTGGGCGGGTTAGAGCCGACGTTGGCAACTTTGCCTGCCGTGTTGATGCCTGTGGGGTCGGCCATGTTATACTGCTGCTTTCATTTCGGCGTCAATCGGGCTAGTTTCCGGTCTTCCGGTACCGCGATAATTTAGCCATTTAGATTGTGCGTTAAGCAGGCCAAGAACGTCAAGTTTTTCAGCGTCCCAACGCTTGTTATATCCGGGGCGAATAGCATCCCATGCGTATAAAAGCCACACTTGTTCTTTTTTGATGCGAAGCCAAGGCTCAATTTTTTCAGCAAAATCAACAGCTTTGGAGTTGTTTAAAATCCATGCGTATGCTGTTTTCCAGTTATCTTTGCCGCGCGTTAACTTCTGAATACGGCCACCAAAAGCAGTTTTAATATCTTCTAGCACCTCAATGTCAGTGTTAGTGATACTGATGCGCGGCACCATTGCGCTGCGACTACGCGTAAAACCAATAGAGCCTTCGCCGTCCATAAGACCGGCCACATACGCAAGGTTCATTTACTTCCCTTTTTATGTGCAGCTTTGCGTTGCACACTATATGCTATCGCTATCGCTTGGTCACGCTTTTTTCCCGCGGCCAATTCAGCCTTGATGTTCTTGCGGAACGCAGCTTTGCTTGTCGATTTGGACAGCGGCATGGTTATTTCTTCTTTGTCGGTGTTGGCTTAAACATGACGGTCGTGCGGATAACCTGTGGCGCTCTAGGCATCGCAGTTTTAGCAGGCATTTTAGCCGCTGGGCGTCCGCCGCTGGGGTTTGTCGAACCTTCGCGCTCCAAAATCTTCATGGCGGCTGCCTTGCGGGCTGGATCGCGGTTAGCAATAGCTGCTTTTTCGGCCTTCATAGTTCCGGCTTTGTACAGGCTTTTACCATATTTATCTGCTGGCATATTACTTACCCTTCTTAACTGGTTTTTTAGCGGTTTTGGCGCTCTCTTTGAACGCTTTGGCTGTAGGAGCGCCTTTAGCACCCGGTTTACGCATTTTTTCGCCTGATCCAGCCGCTATGCGGGCCTTTTTGGCGTGGATATTTGCATATAGTCCGGGCTTCATGAGCATTTCCACCTTTTCAAACTTGCCTTAGCGCGGGTTCCGTCCTTAGCCTTGGCGGCTACGGCGCCCATACGCGCACAAAACGACGCTTTGCGGCCTGCATCAGCCTTTGTCTTCGGGTTGGGCGCAGGCGCCTTCAATTTGCTGCCTGTGGCAGCGTTATACTTAGCACGACCTTTGGCAGTCAGCCCCGCGCCTTGGGCAGCGGACAGTTTCTCTCCACGGCCAACCGACAGCGACACAGACTTTTTCTTGTCGGCCATTATTAACTGCCCATCCAGCTTGTAGAAATTCCAGACGTAGAATAACTGCTTGTGCGTCGCTTGTCAACGCGTCCTAGACGCGGATCAGTAGATGCTACAGGAAACGCGAACGTGACCGCTATGGCGTCCGCAGCGTCAGGAGAGGCTAGGCCGCGCGCCTTCATATCCTTCTTGCTCTCTAGGAACAGCGTACCCTTGCTGTCAGGCTTGGTGCGCGGGCTGATCAGGTCCGTTTTCAGGAACCTATCGGTCGGTATATGGCCCGTTTTCAGCCAATCCCGCATGGCGCCCCACATTTCGGCCCGTTTGTTGCCCCACATGGTCTGATTCTTGGCCTTATTGCCGAAGTTTACGCCGCGTATCTTGTACCGTTGCTCTTTCAGCCGGTCTACGACGCCTGCGCCTAGGCCGCCTTCGTCGATGCAGACCAGCGCAGGCTTAAACTCTTCTATGGCGTCGATGACATGGCCGGCCACTTCCATAGTATCCGCGCCGCGGTGTCTCCGCAGTTCTAAAATGTCCCGCCCTTGGCGCACAGCGATGACGGTGGCGTCAGCCCCGAAGCGTGCAGGGTCTACGCCGATAACAATCGGCGCTGTAGCGTCTTTAGCAGGTGTGCGTCGCATGGCATCGTCCACCAGCGCGCTGCCGATAAACTGATCGTCGCCTTCTGAGGGGAAGTTACCGTAGACTTCGACACTGGCTTGGTAGCTGTCTGGCCCATATTCGTCGATAATGCGCTGATACAGGTTTTTATCTGTACCCTCGACATCGCGTGCGTCGATAGTGCGCGTCTGCCAGAACGCGCGCTTGCTGTGGAACGTCTCGTAGAAGTAGCCAGTGTTCCGCCGCGGGTTAGAGAAGGCCAGATGAAAGCGATGCGGCGTATTCTCTGTGAAGAAACCATCCGACACTGACCATATGCTGTCTGGAATACCGCTGGCTTCGTCAAATATCAGCATCACACCGTCGAAGTTATGCACCCCTGCATATGCGTCAGGGTTCTCTTCTGACCACAGCCGCCCTTCGACTGACCAGTAGCGCGTGCCTTTCTTCAGGTCACGCTCGACCAGTTCCGTCAGCCATTTGGCAGGCATGATGCGTGTGGCCGCTATCTCAAACCAGTGACTGTTAAGGCTCATTGCCAGCCACTTGGTAATTTCTGCCCATGTTACCGACCGCAACTGCGCCTCAGAGTTAGCCGACACGATAGTTGTCGAGCCGATTCTGCTGGAGAGCATCCATATCGTCAGCCATGACACCAGCGCCGACTTGCCGATACCGCGTCCTGACGCAATCGCCAGCCGCGCAGTGTCGAAGTCAACCTTACCATTGTTCGCCTTGATGTGATCACGCAGGTCGCCGAGTATCTGACGCTGCCATTTGCGCGGTCCGGGGAAATGTTCCAGCGGTGTACCCTGCTGTCCCCACGGGAATGTATATAATACGAAAGCTAGCGGGTCATCCTTCAGGCTGGGTGACCACAACCTTGCCATCAACTCCATCTCGTCTTGGGCTGAGTATATCGGCTGCTGCATGGTATGTGTTATCCTCTAGCTGCGCTGGGGGCGTCACGTCAGTGTACAGCCCTTCGATGACGCGCGACTGTGCTTTTTCCAGTGCGCCTGTAATGCTTATCTGTTGGTCGATGTTCACGTCGATCTGCTGCTTGGCTACCCAGCCGTGCTGATGCTTGAGTATCTCCAGCGCAGCCTTGCTGTCGCCATCGCGTGCCGCTTCGTACATAGTCTTGGCCGCAGTCATCTCGCCGTCGGCACGACCTTTAATCTCTGCCATCTCCACCAGCGGGTCCGCATCCGCCAGCACGCGGAACTGCCGCGGGGTTAATCCAGCGGCCATAGCGAGGCTGTCACCCTTTAGTCCGTACTTGGCGGCTTCATAGATTGCCTCTAGCCGCGACTCGGTGGCCTGCGTCCGCTCTGGCGTAAATGGCAGTGAGTAGAAAGTCATTGGGCGTACTATAGTGTGTTGCATTCTAATTTGCAAAAAATAAAAAATTGTTTGCGGACCTACCCGGCACAGAGTCGCGGCCCACCGGCCCTACCCCTCCCCGTCAAATATTTTCTGGTTTTTGTTTTCAGTCATAGGCTGGCTTGCGTTTGCTGGCTCGCGTTGCGCTGTGCGATTAGCGTTCTTGTTCTGTTCTTGCTGGAATTAGAAATGGCCTTTCCCTTTCCATGTTGCGAGCGGTTCGCAAAAACACATCTGCTGGCTGGCTAGCTACGCTCGCGTAAAAACACATAGGCGATCTAGGCTATGCAAAAGCCAATCGATATCGGGGCATGAGCCGCGCAACAAAATTGCGTAGGCGTGCCATGACTGCGTAGGCGAGTGGCGGCCCTCTAACTGTGTTAGTCAACTACATGGGCGTTCTAGGCTATCGATTTGGAAGTCGCTTACTAGAAAGTTATATTCTAACCATATAGGTTAATTATATACTTTTCTGAAACTGACTTAACATCTCATAGCCTAGATCGCCTAACTCCCCTTGTAACCCGCGCAAATGAGCCATTTTTTCCTAGGCTATTTCGGCTGTTTTCATAGCCTAACTTTTGACTATTTCGCCTAATTTTTCACCTAACAATTTTCGCGCCATTCGCGCGGGATCAAAAATAGTCATAAGTTAGGCTATGGTTAGGTCATTTAGAAAAGCCAAATGACTATTTTGAGAGGGCATAAAATCTTTTTATTCGCAACACATTTTGTTGTTGACAGCATGAGTAAGAGGGTACATAAGAGGGCATCAACAACGCAATGGAGTGAGACACCATGACCGACTTTATAACAGCCACACAACAGCGCAACGCAATCAACGCTGACTTGCGCGATGCGACCGCCGCGCTTCTTGCGCTAACAAATGAGTTAGCAGGTGATGCGCCTCGCCCAATGGGCTTAACGCCTGACAGCGTCAAAGCTGACCCGCGCTGGCAAGTTGCCAAGGCTAAGGTCGATACGCTGTTTCAGACCTTGCGCCAATTCAACGGCGTTTATGTAAAGCGATTCAAGAGCGAATTAGCGGCGCACCGCCGCAAAGTATGGGGGACTGCAGACTAACACCACCGGACGGCGGAGCAATCCGCCGCGAGGCTGGCGCTAGTGCCAACATTAGGAGTGAGAACAAATGACTATTACAACACAAGCAATCGCAACCAAATATCTTGGCGCAACCAACACCCGTGGCGGGCGCATCAAAGCGACGGCATGGGGCGGCAACATAACCGTGCCATATGACTATGCCCTAGACGTTCAAGACAACCACAAGGCCGCTGCAGACGCCCTGATCGCCAAGATGGGCTGGAACGGCACCTATGCACAAGGCGGCAACACCGACGGCACAGGCTATTATTTCGTCAACGTTGGCGGCACCCACGCATGATCGCGCATATCGCCGCCCTATCCCTATTCGCTGGCGCTGGTGCGCTGGCGATATGGTCAATCATTTACACGCTGAAAGGAAACTAAACCATGACAGACGCACAAGAATTAGCCCGCTATGCCGCGATATTCGCCGCCGATGCAGGCACTGACGCCCTATACTATAACCGCTATACTGATGAAATGGCCGACCTGTGCGTTGCTGTCGCGTCAGAGGTAATCACCCGACGCAACATGGCAAACCTAGCAGGGAAAGACTTTTACGCCTGTGCGTTTGTGGAGCAAGCCGCAAATGCGCTGAACCAATGCCATGCCGCAACGCTGGCGCAATTATTCGACGCAGGCCAGCAAGAGTCCGACAACATTGCACGGAAAGGAAACTGAACCAATGACACAAGATCGCACATATTTCAGAATGCTATCCGATACCGCATTGGCTGAAGCTGCACGCTATTGCGACAATGACTTAGCCTTAGTGCTAGGCGAACGCCTGAGCGCCGCGTTGGACGTTGAAGAGCAACTAGAGCAACTACAGACGCTATACGACCGCCTAGTCGCTGAGAACAACGCCCTGTTGGACAATATGGCCGAATGACCGCGCTGTTAGCTGGCGCTGCCCTGTTTCTATTAACTTTAATACTGGAGGATTAAAATGACACATGATCAAATAGCAATCGCGGGACTGACAGCCGCGCAAGCCTTTACGCTTGCCCTGCTATGGCTCACAAAAAAGGACTGCGACGCATGGCGCAAGGCATGGCTGCGCGACGCTATCGAATTGCTGCAATGGAAACGCTACGGCCTGATGCGCGATCCTGCGACGGGACGCTATAAGCGCAAGGGTGATATCTAATGGATAGGAACCTACGCGCTAAAATTCGCCACTTGGCCGGATATATCACCGACAAAACAGCGGTGATGCAATATATCAACCGCGAACGTAACCTGAACCTGACGCTGCGCGACATTGAAGACGCTTGCATAGGGATTAGGGAATATCGCCCCAACCTGACGCCAATGGCACCGTCACCACTAATCGTGACGCACAAACGCAAGGGATATGACGCCCTAGCCCTTGCGTTGTTCAACTACCACGCCAAGCGGGCAGATGGCCCTGAACGCGCCTACTGGATAGCGCGGCTAAACGACCGACGCCCCAAGCCTACCACAACAATAGAATTATAAGGAAACCTAAACCATGTTTGAGATTAAAGTTATAGACCCGTCCGTCGATGATGATGAAAAGGACATCGACCCTGAATTGGACCTGCTGCGCGTAGGCGCAAAGGCCATACAAAAGCACGAACGCCTGAAGGCTGAACTGCGGCAGCATGAGCAGCATTTGTCGCGTGTCTGCCAGACCTACGGCCAGCACTACCGCGTGTGGGGTTTTAGGCCGGAGCATCTGCGCCAAGCCTGCATCGCACGGGGGCTGATGAAATGAGCAGCCGCAACCTGCCGAACCACCTCTACGTTTACGTTGACAGCGCATTTATCCGCAAGGGCGGCAAAGGCTTTGAGCCTGCCGTTTGGTTTGCGTTACGCTCGACACCCAACCGCGCATGGGGTTGCCATGTGATGCTGGAATGTGGCGCTGTCTACCGCAACGTTCCGCCCCATGCGTTAGCGTTTAGTGCCGACCCTTGGCCCTATTGGACATTGCAGCAAGCGCAAGTCTGGGACTGCTACGGCACAGAATTTGATGTTATCAAATATGTATACTTGGCAGACCTGACAGCGCGTTATGACGGGACAGAAAGCCGCGCGACCTGTCTGTTCACCGCTTGCCCACATGGTGACGGGTTCAGCGCAGCGCCCGAACAATCAAAGGAATTTATGTTTATGCGAACGACAGGCGATAGACTGTTGATCAGGCCGACCAACATGGTTCTATTCGAAGAGCGCAGCTTCACGGAAGACGCAGGCTGGCCGACTGACATAAAGACATCAACGCAAGTTTGGGGGTGCGAATAATGGCTAGACCTATGATTTACCCAATGGGAACGCTAGAGGTTGGCGAGAGCGCCACTATGCCAGGCGCCAAGCGCGGCGATGCCAAGCGCACCAGCCGCAACGTCTCACAATACGGCATCCGCCATGGTAAGGCTTTCAAGTGCCGCACCGTTGAGGGCGTCACGTTCATCACAAGGTTAAGATAATGACAGACATTGAAGCAAAGGCTTTGGCGCTGGTGCGCGAAGTGCTGGCCGAACGCAACCTAAGCGACAAACGCGCAGTGCGCCGAGAGGTTTCCCCGTATACCGAAGCACTATGCCGCGCCATCGAACAGCACGAAGCCTTTAAGCAAGAGGTGCGCGATGCGGTAAAAGAGCTTGCTGAATTTGCGAAAGGCAACCCCGTTCATTTGGCCGAGTATTTGGCTATTCGTTTTTCCACCCTTATCGGCTCGGAGCCAAAGCCTGACCCGCTGGCGCTTATTGCTGAAACTTGGGGGTACCATAGCTCACCCGATAAACTTTGGGTCGAAGAAATCCGCGCCGCACTGGACGCCCTTGGCTTTGAGATACGGGAAAAGGAAAGCAAATGAGCGACATTGAACAAAAAGCACTGGCGCTGGTGAATGAGGTGGCGAATATAGGTTGCTACGCACTGTGCGATGCACACCCTATCAACTTAATCGAAGCCCTATGCCGCGCCATCGAGCAGCACGAAGCGTTCCGGCAAGAGGTGAGCGATATTGTGCATCACTACGTCTACGCATGTGGTGGGCCAGATGATTGGGAAAAACTTAATAGCCTGATCATTCCCAAGCCCAAGCCTGACCCGCTGGTGGCTGCGTTAGAAGGCGTGACGTTCGACCATTACCCACCCAACGACGCCAAGACCATACGCGCCGCCCTCGAAGCCCGTGGACTTAAAATCGTGGAGGTAAAGAACGATGACACAGACAACTGAAGACAAAGCACTGGCGATGGTGAACCAGATATGCCGCGAGAAAGGCATATTACCCTACGTTAAATTATTGGACAGCGCGCCGGAAATCATCGCCCTATGCCGCGCCATCGAGCAACGCGATGCCATCAACACGGCGTTAAGGGCAACCGCCGAGGCTTGTGCCGACCATGTAAACACCATCGTGCAATTGCGGGCGGAAATAGCAGCCCTCATTAACCCCAAGCCTGACCCGCTGGTGGCCGCGCTAGAGGGTGTGACGTTTGACCATTACCCACCCAACGACGCCAAGACCATCCGCGCCGCACTGGACAAACTTGGCTTTGAGATAAGGGAAAAGAACGATGACTAAAGAACAGCTAAACGCGCTTGAAGCACGGATTACTGCAATCATCCGCGAAGAAGACTGCGCATCTAATATTGAGGATGTTGTCTACCGCGTTCGGATGCGCGAGGCGGTGGAAATAGCACTACGCCAGCCCACACAGAGCGATGCGTTGCAAGCCGACATAGACGCTATGAAAAGCATCCTATGGGTTGACACTATCATTGATGACCAAGAGGCTATTGCAAAAGCCTTTGCCCGTCATCGTCAATATGGATATGACCAAGGCTATTATGATGGTCAACGCGACCGTCCGCTCACACAGAGCGATGCGCTGCGTGACCAGCTTTTGCAGGAATGCCTCGTTAAGCTGCGCGATGTGCAAGGGACGGAAGCGCCAAAGCAATATGCTTGCAATTTAATTAAGCGCATTGAGCGTGTGTTACAGGGGCAAAGCAAATGACGCTGCGCCAATTCCTACACGACAATTTCGGCTGGGATATTTATGATTGGGAAATAGATGACATTCGGTTCTGACACACGCAAATCTAAGCACGGCCTTAACGCAATGGCTATCGGTGAAATTCGCGTATTCTACACGCCTACCGAACGCGACAAAGACATCCTGCGCCGTGCGGCACACAACCAAAACGAGCGGACAGAGCGCCGCTACATGACGCGATCCAAGGGTAACAAGCTGACAGTCACACGGCTGCGTTAGCAGACAATAAAAAACCCCCGGCGGAGTGAGGACGCCGGGGGCTTAAAAGGGTCAGCAGAGCATCCCCAAGAGGGCTAGTGGAGCGTAACCGACCGCATTCGTATAACATCGGTCAACATGGGATGTCAATTCTTGCCTAAATTTGACATTGCGGTTGGCTTAGGCAGTTCGTCCGCCATGCGGCGCAATTCAGACTTGCTGTGCAGCTTAACAATATCAGGCGCGACAAAAATGTGCTTTTTGGTTGGCAGTTCAGTTGAACCTATGCGCCCCATGTCAATCCAACCAGCTTCCTTTAACGCATGAAGCAGCGCCGCCTGCGGTATCTTCACGCCAGCAGGGACGTTAATCGCCAGCGCATCGCAGATACGATGGAACGGCCCACCAATGACACCATCGGCAAACACGCCCGACTTCGCGCGCATCAGGTCTACCAGATAGCTTTCGGCTACGCTCATACCATGCTCGACCATGTTCAGCTTCCATTCGGTCACTGGTGGTGCAGCAGCAGGGTTGAACGACGACACGTCACGCTGATGCAGCCAAGCGGCGCACTTCTCATAGCCGCCGTTCTCATACCATGACCACAACGCCTTAGCTGCTGGCACTGACATACGCGGCGCGTGCGTCCAGACGCAGAACCAGCGGCGGTCTTGCGTAGGCAGCGTGATAGGCAGCGGATCGTTAGTGTAGGCAATCACCATCAGGCGGTTGACCAATTCGTAAGGGTGCATCCCCTTGCGGTTGACCGACAGCGTTTCAGGTGGTGCAGCGATCAACGGCTTCAGCTTGTTAGCCATAGCGCGACGTTCGCGTGCCTCTGGCTCTTTTAGTTCGTTCAGAATGACAACTTCAGCCTCAAGCGCATAGCCCCACTGGCTGTCCAAGCCGCCAGCCTCAATGACTGACCTGTTGCGCCAATGCTTACCGCCCAGCGCCCACAGGAACGGCTGGAACATACTATCCTTACCCGCGCCTTCATCGCCGCCAATCAGGATGGCATGGTTAATCTTAATGTGTGGGTTCTGTATCTTGAACGCCATAGCGTTAAGGATGTGGTCTAACTCGACATCATCGGCCACCAGATTGCGGCAATGCTCAAGCCAAGGCTCGACATCATGGTCTGCAATCTTGTCGCTGCCCGACACATCAGGGCGGGCGTTCGTCCAGCGGTTGCCATAGACCAGACCGTCACGCGTCACCAGAACGTCATCGCCAGCGGCGAACGTCACTGCCGACAGCGCAGGCGCGCCGCGATCCTGCCGACGCTCATCAAAATAGATGGATGACTGCACCCGCTGCGTCTTCTTGTGGATGGAGCGGCAGTCAACGTGACGGAACAACGCGTTAAAGACGTTGCGGGCTATCTCTTGACGGGTCACCATGTCAAAATAGCAGTCATCAGACTGTATATAAGCGAAACGCTCGAACCATTCGTTTTGTTCCAGCCGTCCGGCTTCTTTCTTTTCAACCTCACGCACACGCGCTGCGGCCTCATCAGGGAAGGCTTCGGTCGGTGCTATCTTGTCAAGCAGCGACGCCATGCGCTCTGCGATTAGTTCGTCACGCAACCCCGGCGTTGCCTTCGGACCGCCGTTGTTGGCTACCCAATCAAGGAACGTGCGGCTGTCTAAGTCTTGGCAGTGACCGTGATAGCAGCAGAACGAACGGTCGAGCGGCTTGTAGCGCGCTTCGATCATGCCGTCGCTGTGTTCTGCATGGTTAGGGCAGACGATGCCGCACCAGCCGTCAGCGTTAGGCGCGCTAAGGACTAGGTTCTGTTCGCTCAACCATGCAAGGACGTTGTCTTGCCCAGTGTCGCGCAACTGCACAGTTTTATAGTCGGCTGTGTCGCCTTCCTCTGGCGTAACGTCCAGCGCCGTGCATATCTCCTCTAGCGTATACTCACGCTCAGGGTTGAACGATACCAGCCGTGCAGCAAAGTTATTGCGCCCTTGCTTCAGGTTGACGCTGCCGGGAATGCGACAGTTACGGACAGCGTTAGTCGCGCCCGGATCGGTGTAGCCAGCATCAGCTATGGCCTTGATGGCAGCGCAGAAGTCGCCCTTCTTGGGCTGTTCGCTGAACGCGTAGCCCCACTGGAACGAACCTTCGCTGGTTTCTAGTATCCATGTCGGCGCTAGCGGCGGCTCTTTGGACTTCGTGCCAACGTCATCCAGCATCATGAACAGCACATACTCGACGTTGCTGGACTTAGCGGCTGGCTTGCCGTCTACAAAGCGGTCAACGATGAACGCGCCTGTGTTGACATACCATGCCTCGCCTTCTTTCATGCGGGTCTTTTCTGGTAGGAACGCAGGGAACGTAGCCCTCGGCGCGCCGTCTGCGTGATACATCAGGTTGCCGTCGCTGTCGTGCTGCGGCTTCTGGCGCACAACAAGGGCTGTCTCGCCCACATTGTCCGTCGCCAAGCCAGTTATATACTCTATGAACTTCGTGCGATCCTCACTCATCGCTTGCTCCTTTATTTCCCGTATCGTTCCATAATTGCCACTTCAGCGTTCAGGGGTAGCCCTGCGGCCCAAGGTGGCGGCTCACACATAATCTGCACCAGCCGCGCTGCGGCGGCTTCGGCTTCATCTTCTGGCACTTCCAAGACGATTTCATCGTGGATGTGCAGCACTACGTCATCCAACCGACGTAAGGCGGCGCGCAGCAGGTCGTTAGCGACAGCCTGCGTGATGTTCTCACACGCCAGACCGCGCCATAGCCGCGCTCTAGGCCACTCCTTAGCGTCTGCGGCTGGCTTCCATGAAGCCTTGGCATAGGTTAGATTGCCCTCCTCATCGAAGCGGGCGAAAGGATAACATAACACACGGCCAGACGGAAGAGCATACCAAAGATGCAGTCCGTCGAATAAATATGTGACGCGCCCGATGGTAAACTCGCGGCCCTTGTTACGCATGGCGCGCATATAGGTTTCCTCAAGGCCAGACCAGTAAGGCACAGCCCACTTGTTAGCCCTGCGCCACGCGTCCACCATGCGCTTTGCGTCGCTCTCCGACATCGTCAGGCCGTAGATGCGGCCCATGCTGGCGAAGGCTCCGACACCACCGGCGAAGCCGCACGCCAACTCTTGCACCTTACCGATCTGACGCTGGTCTTTGTCAACGTCGTCATAGCCGACATGGAATGTCGCCATAGCGTTGTGCTTGTAGACATCCTCACCCTTGGCAAAGATGTCTAGCTTGTTTGCGCCGAAGACGCTGTTGGACGCCCACGGCGTCACCCGCGCTTCAATCGCAGCCCAATCGGCAACAACAAGGCGCTTGCCTTTGTCGGCCATCAGCGCAGGGCGTAGCATCCCTTTCAGCACGTCCGTCACGCGGCGGCCATGCTCAGGGACTATACTGTGGCCGCGCACCATAGCCTGCCGCACTAATGCAGGGTCGGCGGCGCACTTTCTTGGGAAGTTATGGACTTGAAGCCCAAACGATGAAGCGCGCCCAGTAGCACTGCCTCCAGAAAATACGAACGCTCCTCTAACGCGAAAATCCTCCTCATCAGCAAGCGCCGCCGCACGTTGGAACTTCGCAACGGACGATGCCCACAGATCGTCCGCGCACTGGATGACATCCGCAACTTCCGATGGTATTTCATCAGGGCTCCCCTCCGCTAACACCAGCAAATTGGCGCGCACGTTTTTATCTAAACATCTATGCTCACGATCATTCTTGACAAGCGTCATAAGTTTACGGGACTCAGGCCCGACGCGGTCCCAAACCCAGTCCTTCATGCGCGTGCTGCGAACGCTTGTGATCTCCCGCTGCGTTATCTCACACACCAAGTTCTGTATTTCAATTGTTTCTGCGTTTGAATACGCGACCGCCGCCTGCGCCAGCGGCTTATCAAGCAGGACGCCGCGGTCGTTGATGCGCTCGTTGGTGTGGTAGTCGGCCAACTCATCAGCCGACAGCGGGCGCTGCGCCTGCGCGATAGCGCGCATGGCACGGACATCCTGTTCGCAATAATCGACCATCTCCTGCAACAGCTTCGCGTCTTCACGGAACGTGCCGTCGGCTTGCGGGATGGATAGCGCGCGGATTAGCTGTCCGCCGCGATGGTCTTTCTTCATGGTAGCGCCAGCGAAGCGGCCCACATCCTCAAGGCTGCCCGGCGCACAGTTAGCGCGCGCCTGCGCTGCGGTGCAGTAGAACTGCTCCAGCTTGAAGTTTACCTGAAGGACATACCAGAATATCAGGCGCTCGAACGCTGCGTTGTGCGCGTACACCAGCCCCTTGTGGTCACGGACGGCCTGCGGGAAAGGCTCACCGGGGAGCCACGTCCGCACGTCTTCGTCGTCAAATGCGTATGACATACACAGCACGTCGGTGCTGGCGTCCTGCGCGTAATTGTACACGCCGCGGCTGCGAAGGTCGCAACGGCTCCTAGTTTCCATGTCAACCCACAATATAGCCATGTTGCTTCCCCAACTTAATTGCTGAAATAGTGCTTTCGGTTACACCGTATTGGCGCGCTAAATCTCGTTGCAATCCACGACGATAGTTTTTTAACGCCGCTTTAATCGCAATCACGTCGGACAGCTTTAACTTATTTTGGTCGTGCAGCGTCTTATCACGCAAGTTTTCGCTGCGCGTACCCCAGCGAAGGTTTGATAAATTATTGTCTGATGGTATACCGTTGCCATGCAAACATTCTTGCCCCGGTTGCCTCGGCCCCACAAAAGCCAAAAGCACTAATTCGTGAACGCAACGCGAATGACCGCGCCCAAGGGCCACAGAAAGATGGCCGCAGGGCATACGCCCCGGCGCTAACAAAACACCATCTTTGCGGCGTCGAAACGATTTTACGCGGCCTTCATCACTGACCTGATATCGGCCTTCGTAACCGGGTACGTCTTTCCAAATTTCCATGAAGTTCTCACTCTTCCGCTACTTGCTGGGGTGCAGGACACACCCCAGCTTTCGCACCACTTATACTACGCGACGACGACGACGCGCACCATCAGCGGCTTCAGGTTCAGCGGCGACTTCCAACTCCGCGTCCTCTGTTTCGGCAGCCGCATCTGCGTCAAGCGAAGTCCACCCTACGATAGTTGCGATAGGGTTATATACGCGGCCATATTGTTTATGCGCGTAGTGTTCGCTGGTTAAACGAACCAACGGCACGCAATTTGAAGGGTCTTTTTCAGTCTGCTCTGCCACCGCAAGCGCGACAGTTGCCCACATCTTTTTACCCCCAACTGACGTAGCGGAGAAACGCGCTTGCAGTCCTTCGTCTTCGCCGTTGGTGCAAGCCAGCGTCATACCCACCTGCTTTTCCCAACCGCGTTCCGCTGCTTCCGGCGCTGGGTCTAGTTCCGGCAGCGGGGCGTTGACGCTGGCCATCTTTTCGCCAAGAACTTCACCTTTGCCCCAAGCAATATAACCGTGGACAAACGAATTAGGGTTGACAGCCCAAATGCTGCCTTCTTCGATTTCGGTCTGGTCTGCACCGAAAACCCAATGGCCGGTCTTGTCGCACTTCAAAATGACTACGCCATTAGCCCCGCCGACATCGGCGGCAACGCTCCGCAAAGCCGAAGTCAAGGCCTGAACAGATGGGAGGTTTGCACTGGAAAAATTTGTAATATCTGACATTGTATTGTACCTTTTCTTTACTGGATTTTAGCCAATGCTCTTCGCAGAACATGGGCCACTTGAACGACCGCTGGCCGGGGATCATTCTCCGGCGCAAGGGTTGAACCACTGGAGACGGCGACAATTAAGTCTGCCGGCAATTCTATTTTGGCTTTCTTCAAAACCTTTTCCGCTTGGGCTGGTGATAGCGGCTTGGGTTCTGCCCATGCTTCTACACCAGCACTGGTTAGGAAGGCTACAGCCTTATCCTCATTTGTCCACTGTCTTGTGGCGCGCTTGTTGACCAGCTTCCAGCCGGGGACTTTCTGCCCCTCTTCCAGAAGTCCGTGCGCCAACTGCTGCAAGTCCTTGATGAACCCTTCGATTAGCGGCGCTTGTTCCAGATAGTGTGCGATCTGCTCAACCGGCAACGCTTCCAGCTTGGCCTTCAGCGCGCGGTCCACAGCGCCGGTCATGACAGGGCAAACCGGCTTTGCCGCGCACCACTTGCAGTGGTCGCCTGACGCCAACGGTGCGTCTGGACGCTTCGCAATCTTGACGGCGGCGGCAAGTTCTTTCTCGAACGCGTCGACGCGGGCGATGTCCGTCACCCAACGCTTGACGTAAGGCGGCTGGACAATGATTAGTTCGACTTCTTTTGCGTCTTTGAAAGCCCACGACGTTTCCGGCGTGCGTTTAGCCGCCGCAGCGTAGAAGAGTAGCTGGCTGTTTTCCTCGACTTCGACAGCCACGCCATCGCCAAACTTCCAATCCAGAACAATCGCTCTATCACCAAGGCGACCAAGAAGATCGGTAGAACCAAAAACGTCAGGCAGAAAATCACCAAAGCCAACCCTGCTTTCAACCGCATATTCCATC